GCGTGAATCCCAGAAGCAGTTTGAAGTAATACAGATGCGTTACCAGAAGGCTTAACACATGTTGTCCTCGCTGCTGGATTGATACCAGTCAATGCAGCAACTTCTCTATTCACTCGCTTAACGATCTCAGCACCTTCACGTTGAACATCAGCGTCAAATAAAACATCTGGGTTATTCATCCAACCTGTTACAGACACGCCCAATAGAGCTTCACGTTCAAAGATTTTCTTTGTGTTTGCATCCAAGTATTTGAATTCTGTATATCCAGCTTGGAGTGTACCTAGAATAGCACCGGCACGACACGCTTTAAAGAATTCTTCTTTAGTTGTGCATTTGCCGCCATTAATCTCTGTCAAGTTACACCCTTGCCATCCTGACTGTCCATCAATCTGTGGATACATGCCAATCTCAACACATGGGTTCGTTGTAAAATCTTTATCTTCAACAAAATAAAATCCAGGTTCACCGAACTCTTTAATCGATCCCATAATAGATTTAAACTGTTCTCTAGTAATCTCATCGCGCACAATTACAGCTGAGTTGTTAGAACGACCACGCTGTGGATTGTCTGTGAACCAGTTGCCTGTCTTAGCATTAATCATCTCTTCATCAGTTGCTGTAAACAAACAAATGGTTGCAGAACGACGAACACCACCAGCCAATACTGCATCAGCAGCATGCATAGCAATGTCATATACATCGATAGGACGCAGGCGTTTCTCGCCTTTCAACACACGAGACTGAATCAGATGTTCAATTTTATCCAAGGCCTTACGGAGTGGTTCTGGACCTGGAGCTTTAAACCCGCCATTAATCATGGCGCCCTTTGGACGTACAGAGTTCAAATCAAAATAAACCTTACGTCCGGCCATTTCAGGGAATTGCTGATCTGCTGTGAAATATGACGACATCAATGCGCCCAAGGCATCTGCCCAACCTTCTACAGAATCTTCAACAACCCAACCTTTAGCTTGCTTTTTACGATCTGCGATATCAGGCAAACGTGCTGTATGGTGATCTTGTACAGAGAATCCTGCACCAGCGCCACATAGAAGAACGTAAAACAACTCTGAGAAAAAACGAGGCCGGTCAGCGTATGTTGATGTACAATTATACATCCGCATTTGGTGCTTGCGTAGTTGATCTCCACCAAACTGTAGCGCACGCTGTGCTCCTAGAGCATACTTCAATTTGTATAGCGATTCGGCTTCGTCAATCATCAATGACAGTTCTGGTGTCATTTTATCTTTGTAGTAGTCCCGATGCATGTCCATAACACGTGCTACTGACTCTTCCCACGTTTCATATCGATCTTTAGATTCATCCCATCTTGAATAGCCTTCATAAAACTTTGTGTCTGACATAACAGCACGTAGATCGTAATCTCTATTGTTAGGAACCACTTTGAGCATTTAACACCTCTTTCGAATAAAAATATTAATACCGCATAACGCATTTATGCAGTTAGGTAATTGGATTGTCTTTGATTTTTAGGTAGTATTATATATAAAAGCGGCTTCCTAGTAAACACTAAAAAGCCGCGATATTAAACAAATATATTTTTTTTTATTTTTTAGAAGGTTGCTCTTCTTTTGAAGGTTCTTCTGTCAACGCTTCTTCATAGTAGACGATAATAGCTTGTTGGTCTTTGACGTATCTGCGTAATTCAGCAATACCCAAGGCCAGGTTTTCATAGCCTTTTGGTGTTATTGCAAATACAACGGTATTGCCTGTTTTACCTTGAATCTCTTTAATCTTTTCTTCAAGGTTCTCTTCTGTAATAACAAACCAATCAACTGGAGGAAACTGCACGGCCTTAGGACGTTCTTGAATTGGAATGTTTTGTTTCTGATACTGGGTAGTAACCACTACTTCAGCTTCAGGTGCTCTACTGCTGCACGCCGCCAGTATCAGTGGGCTTATCGCTAGGAGGAGTAGTTTCGTTTTCGATCCGGCCAATAAGTTTGTTAACTGCGTTGTTAACCCTGTCTTCGAGTCCTTGTGCATTTGTCAATGCCTCCATAGTCAAATCTATTTTTGCAAATACACCTCTTAGTTTATCAAGGTGCTTTTGAGATTGTTGTAATCTGGTAGTAAGATCTTTATTTAGTTGTTCATTCTTTTTAGCATCAGCTGCCATGGTGTCTACTGTATTTTGTAGTGTCTCAGCTGCAGACTTAAGTTTTACGTTATTCTCTCTTAATGTGCCAATAGTCTCCTGTGACCACAAATAGTAAGAATATCCTCCATAGCCGACACTACCGAAAATACTCATTAAAAATAACATTAAGTATAATTTAGCCATTGTCTTCCATATACTTTCTAAATTTCTTTAAAAGAACTGGGGTTTTATCTTTACGTCTGCGCCTATCAGTCATATGTATTTCTTTACCAACACGGCGTCTAAATATGTGTACTGGCAGTCGAGAAGGGCCCATAGCGGTTTGGGCAGGATTAGGAATTGAACCTGTGTTTACTGCTGCAGCATCTTCTGCTAAACCTAATGCAGGATGTTTAAGTCTGCGTAATGCTTTGCCTAAAATCTGTCTAGCCCTACCAGAACTTAAATTTAATTTTTTGCCAATATCAGCAAATGTTGCGTTTTGATAAAAATACATTTTTACTGCAATTTGTTGATTTTTATCCAACCTTTTAATTGCTTTTTCAATATCAATTTTTTTATCTAAACTTACTTCTTTTGGCGTCATCTTGCCAACTCTCCGATCGTTACGTATATTGACTGTCTTGTACGTGAATGAGTTGCTTCATACACATCTAGACCAAACACATCACCAACAGGATAGCATGATTCACCTACAGTTACCAGATCACGTTTATAGACAACCTCATCTAATGTACTATTTATCATCTTATCATTAAGTACTTTATAAGATCCGGGTGATAAGCGTTTATCCTCAAGAACAAACCATTGTGTGTTCTCAGCAATAAAGTCTAGTGGATCTAAACCTGCATACTGAATAGCTTCTTTTAGCTGTTTATCTGTTACGTTATACTTCTCTTTAAGGAGATAAAGGGCAGCAGCATAAGATGCAATCTTAGTGCTACCACCTGGTGCTTTGGCAATTAACTTTTTGATGTTGAATACAAGTCTATGAAAAGGTGTGTAAGCAGCACGCTCATCGGACGTTTCAGGCTTTTTAACACGTTTGCCCTTTTCATCAATAAGACCAAGCTTATATGCTTCTGTATCATCAAATGATGTGATAAGTAACTTCAGGAATCTGAAGGTATAGACCAGGTCACCTGCTCTTTTTAATACACCTACCATTATATTTTCCTTAACTTATCTACTACATATTGGTCCATCTTAACGTCCACATATTGATCGTTTCTTATATATTTGAGAAATACCAAAAATGGCTTAACAACAGGCCAATATTTTTCATCAATTTTAAACTCTAACATCTTCAAAGCAGGCTTAATTCCATAAACATTAAACACAACAATAAAATGATTTAATAATAGCCGTTCAGACAGTTCACCGGTATTAGCATAACGTTGAAGCTGTCTTTTAACGTATATAAATCTTTTTAAATCCTCATAAAATTCTTCAGCATCAGCTGCAGTTGGTTTATAATAATGTTTTGCTGCGTACAACAAAAAGTTATCGTCAGATAACGTTTCAAATAATTCCATTTAGCTTACGTATGGCAATAAGTGTTCAATCATTGTTTCTTTTTTCAAACGACGGTCTAGCTCAATGCCGTACTCACGGCCCAGTTCTTCTAGTTCAGCTTTAGTCAATGAATTAAGATCTTCAACTTGTGCCGCTAGTAGTTTACCTTCCGCGTTCATATCCATGATAGACATTGTCTGTACATCATCCGTCATATCAATAACGACGGCTTCGGGTTCTACTGGAGTTACTCCAAGATAGTCATTGATTTGTGCATTACTAAGCTTAGTTGACACAAGTAGTTCACCAGTTTTAGGATGCTGCCAACCTTTATTTGTTGGTACAGCATCCTTTTGATAGTTTGGTGGTTTAATCGCCATAATATTCTCCTATAATTAAGCTTTCATTCCTGCTTTTTTCGTAATGTCTTCAGGCGCATTCATTACATTTTTGTCACCAGCTTTGTTATCACCATTCCGTGCCGGGGATGTTTTAGTTGCTCGTGCAGCTTTAGATGCATCATCATGACCTAATTCATCATAGTTGCTTTGTTTGCCATCTGCATCGACAGCAATGTCTTGACGCATTTTCTTTCCACCAGGTGAATCTTTTGAATCGATTTTTTCTGCCTCAGTAGCACCTTTAGTATGCATATCACGCTTTTCCATAATCTTTTTATAGATTGGCCACTCTGTATCTTCCATAGCTTTTTTCTTCATAGCTT